TGCCGCTCACCTCCTTGCTCATCCCTATATTTAACAACAGGATTGATCGTATCAGCAAATATTTCCCGAACTTTCGTGAGCATAGAAATTTCAGAATTAGACCAATTCATTGATTCATAAACAAATTTTTCATAAGTGCTATCCGTTAATCCTCTCCAGTCTGGAATAACTAAAGGAGCAAAATTTATAAAATCCTGATCAAAGGATTCTTGCATTTGTTGTTTCCTGTTAATATAATTCTTAAGCCAGTTTGTAACTCCGGATGAAGTCATATAGATAGGCATGCTTTTTCCGGTCTTAAATTTCAGAACGATGGTTCTTTTTTCTGGATCATAATATTTCATCAATCTATCATCAAAATTGATATAATCGATCATATCTTTTGTAACCGTAACTTTTTCAGTTTCCGATACTTTTACTTGAAGAAGATTCTCTCCTTTTGAAAAAGTTCTCTCTCTGATTGCAAGTATAACATAAAATCTATCGACCTCCTTGATATCTTTCCATGAAGAAATTCCATCCGGAAATTTGATAGCAGAACACCTTTCAACGATATAGTTTAACATATCATCTAATACATAAAGATCATCTTCATTAATTGTAGACCAGTGACGTATTTCAGCCGCTGTTGCAGATCTTATTGCAATTTGTGTTCCCTCTGGGTAGAATAAACCCTGAGTTGGCAGATCCTTCATATCAATCTGTTGCCATCCAATTCTACTGCCTAGTTCAACTTGTTCAGGATCTTTTTCCCATGGCATGCTTTTCATGTCTGGCTTAATTATAGGAGATCCTACTGGGATTTTATTTGCAGCATCTTGTACTGGGGTTTTTGTGTTTTCTGGTTGGATTGGAGTAATTTTGGCCTCTTTTGGCGCTCCTTCTTGTCCTTCCGCAAATTCTTTTAATTTATCTTCTGACATCTTAATATATGATTAAAATTATACTGTTTGTCTATATATCATTATATCCAAAAAAACCTCCATGGTTTTACAAAAAAAAGGTCTGAACCGAAATTCAGACCTTTGATGAAAGGAGGGTTGGGTTATACTATTGTTTCGTCCCATGAATCGCATGCTAATGTATAGCCTTCGATTCTATAGATTTCTTCCGATTGATATGCAAGTTCTGGAGCAGGTAAAGCCGTAATTGGAAATACATTGTATAATTGCCATTGCCAATAAGGATTAGCAGCCCTATCATATAGAGTTATTAAAGCCCATGGAGCTGTATATTCCATTTTAAGTCCGGTTCTACCAGTTAGCGGATCATACACAAGGTCGTTCCATTTTCTTAGGGTTTTAAGAACATAGGCGCTTGGAGTCTCATTTAGGTTAACCTCAAAATTGAGAGTAACATCCATTGTTGTTTTCTCAGGTTTAGCTCCTGCAAACCTTCTTTCTGCCCACTTATAGAATTGATTCTGAGTTGATCCTGGAAATGAGTTAGATTCCAATCCACCAACAGAAATTAAATTCTCTAGCAATAGATTCTGTTCCTCGTCATTACTTCCAAGGGCCGTTGGCAAAGATATCTGAACCGTAAATAGGTTTAGATAGAGTGGCTCATATTTTTGTACGGCCGCTCTTGAATTCTTATAATGTGGCAAACCGAATGTACCCTTGCTGCTTAATTCAGTCATATCGAGTTAATTTATTTTATTTATTCAAATTTTATACTGTAGTAAATCCTCCAGAGCTTGCTCCCCCAGATTTATTAACAGTTACACGGTTTATAATTTTTTCCATACCTTTTGTAATCCAAACTCCAATATCCAAGATTGCATATCCCTCATCTACTATTTCTGGGGTATTATTGCTCTCGTCCATTACGATTTCATAGTTGTAAAGAGCTCCCGAATCTTTTATTGTTTGAAGAATAGGGGAAACAGAGTTAACAACATTAAGTCTAACTACTGGATTATTATAATCGAAGACGTAGTTCTGAAGAACCTCGTCTACTTGTATTTCAATTGTATTAAGTAATTCTCTTACATGTAAGTAATTATAATCACTGTGTACTGCCTGATATGATGTTACGTTTGCATAGATAAGAATCTGGCCAGTAGCCGTTCTTTCAATGATAGAGTTATATCCAAATGGTTCTAGATAATCTCTGTCGTAACGATCAATCATATATTCAACACCTGCTAAATTAGGGTTAGAAATTACCCCATTTTGGTTAGCAACGATTGCATAAGGATCTCCTCCTAAGAATTTTCTAATGTATGAGTTAGATACATCAGCTGCAGGCGGTACATCAATAGTTTTGTCGCCTTCAGTATATCTTAAGAATGGACCAAATACCCCTGTGTATCTTGCTCCATTATCCTCATCAGGTAAAGTAAATCTGAAGCTTCTAGGCATATCAGGGTTACCACCTTCTGGGATATATTGAGTTGAGAAGATAGGTTTAGGATCTACTCCTGGAACAAATACGTCGCAGAAATAAGGATCTTGAGATGTTGCAAATTGCTTAATAGACGGAGCTGAAATAAGAGCGGTTGTCTTACCTCTTTTCTTAGCTAATCTTGATAGATAAACTTTACCGCCGCAATTGGCTCTTAGACCATATGCCATTGTATCAACTACATATCTATAGTTAATCATATCAGGATTCATAAGACCCCTTAGGATTCCTGTATCTTCCAGCATTGAATAAATCTTAATAACCCCCTCCTCAATTGAAGGAGCGCCATCCTCATCGTATCCAGGAAGATGGTTAGATGTGATTTTTAATCCTGTAACCTTTAACATTTTGTAATGCGTAGCTACAGAGGCATCGTCAATTGGCATTTGAGTTAGAACTGTGGTTGCAGTTGTATCATATCCATAAATAGGTTCTGCAGTTCCAAACTTATAAGTGGATCCATCATATATCTTAGAGGTTACATAAGTCACTCCTGGAGGGATAACTCCATTAGCATCATCTTTTTTAACCATTGTTCCTACCGTAATATAATCTGCTGATGCATCAACAGTAAATACTTTACCAGTTGTATCAGATTGAGTTATAGCAAATGTGTTATGAAAAATGTTATCAGATACATCGATTTGATAACTTAGGAAAGATGTAGAAGTATCACCAGTATTATCAATTAAACCGTGACCCACTAAATCTACGAGAATATTAGAAGCCGTAGTAGAACTTCCGTCTCCCATTTCCCATTGTCCTTGATCTTCGTCCCAAATAAGTTGGTCTAAAGCGTCTCTGTTGACATCAACCAATACTCCAGTTAACTGAGTAGAAGCATTAACAATATCTTCAATAAATTGGTTTGCTCCAGTTTGATCTCTGAAATCAGGAATAATAGTTCCATACCAGGATCCAGCTAATCCCACAGTTGGGAGATTTATAAAATTCTGAAGTTGATCAGGCTTAATTCCCTCTGTTGTAAAATAATCAGAGAAATAAGGATCTGATGATAATTGGGAATAATTTGTCCAATCTCCTTGGATAGCAATAATATTAACAAAATAATCGCTCATCTTGTCATATGGTCTGATCCATTCAAAAGGAATATTAGTATCTGAACCGTACCAGTCTCTTGCGAATACATCGTATCCCTGAAGACCTACCGCTTTTCTTATTATAAATGAAAGAGTAGTTGTTCCAACGTTAGCTACTTGAAGAAGTGAGGTGCTTTCTGCATTAGTAGCTCCCTCCTTATTTTGAGCAATGCCCAAAAGATATTCAGCATCAGCTTTCCAGAATCGCTCCCTGTTAAAGAAATTAACATATTTGTCAAGATATCCACCAAAGTTTGCGGAGCTACAGTCAACAGATAATGAAATACCTCCAGCGGTATCAGTTGAAGGATCCGATGGGGATTCATTAACCTTTAAAAGGTTAATAGCAAATACAGGTGACTGTAGTAAAGCCGTATCAATAGATCTGTGGAAAAATGATCCTTTTCTTTCAAGTTTTCTATCTACTTCTCCATAGAATCTTTGACGATCTCTTGTAGAACGGATAAACACCGGAGCGTTAAAAGGTCCAACCTTTGAGAATCCAGGAAGAAGTCTTAAAGACTGAGTTGTAACTACTATTCGTTCAGATTGATCAACTTCTACGGTGTAGACCCCTGCTGATTTGAATTGCGATAAATCTAAAGCAAGCTTAGCCATATTTTATTGTATTATTTTTATTATTTATTCGTCTTGATTTCTGTAAAAATCACTTTATATTCTAAAGCGGGTTTTATTATATATCCGAATAACTATAAGCAAAAATCATTACTTCTATCTATTCCATGGAGTAGATGTTCCTGGAGTGTATTGACTTCCAGCATTAAATAATTCTTGAAGCCTTTCTGCTTCTGTTTTTTGATTATTATCATTTAGATACATTGCAGCAAACATATCATCGGAGGTTTCATTATCATCATATGGTTCTTCTAATAATGTCATTACATATCTTTTTATTGGGGAATCCTCCATATCTTCTAAAAAATCATAAAGCCAATCTGCATATTCTGGCTCTTCATAGAATCTAGCTACATTTAGGCAGGCCATAGCACAATCATCATGTCTTCCTATCCCCTTCCACTGGGTTTTTACTTTTCCAAATGAAGCAAATTCCGCTACTGTTTCTTTATCCGTTGGAACCAAAGTTTTTTTGGCTATAAGTTTTTTACCAAGTCTACAGAAATAGTCTTTATCACTACGAGTTTTAAATCCTGGCTTCAATCTTGGGGGTTTCTCTCCAGGAATTGGAGCTGTGTGGTATGAATGCATCATAATTCCCTCATACCATCCTTCATGACTTGAAAATGCTCTCATGAAAGATTTTCCATTAAAGTTCATTTCTGTAACTAACTTGCAGAGTTCATCACCAAGCTGATCGTATACAAGTATTTGATTGACCCTAGCCATTTCTTCTTCATCATCGACATTGTCTCTATACATACCAACCTGAACAATCTTAAACATATTTTGGATGGCCCTTTCGTCCTTCCTCAATTTTTTCAATTTTGAAAATGACTTTAATGAAACCTGATATATTGCAGAAACATTATAATCGCTATCTTTTAATTCATCCTCATCCTTTCCTTCAGCTAAATCATTGGATATTATAAACCTATGCTCTCTATTATTAAAATAAGCATTTGGGTCAAATTTAGGATGCCAATATAATTT